TCTTCCATCATCGCGAGAAACTTGTTGTAATCGACCATGTTTCCAAACGTCTTTGTTTCGAAATGCCACGCACCAGCGGTTCCAAAGTCGCGGCCAGTTTTCACGTTTACGGTAATGGTCATCGCTCAGCCCCTTGCTTTTTGTTTGTCCTGTCTTCCGCACCTTGCGTCCGACGGGTGAAGTATAGTTGATTATCGGTCTGTGTCCAGTCTGGTCTGCAGAGAATTCTGGAAAATTTTCAGAAGTCGCGGAAACACGGGGTCAGGTGCCGGAATGGACCATCCTGACTTCCTCGCGTTTTGCGGCTGCCTCAGACCACGCCAGAGACTCACGACTGAGCACGATGGCCAGATCGTCATATCTGCCGCGCAGGTGCCGCATATCGAGCGCCTGCACGTGTGGCGCGGTCTGCCGCGCGATCCGCAGCAGTTTGCGGAAGTTATACTCACTCTGGATATCCTCGATCCACATGCAGCCACTGATAGCAACGAACGGCCACAGGGCAGAGATAGCCGCCGCCTGGCATTCCAGCCGGTGGCTGCCATCATCAACCACGAGATCATACTGCTGCTGTCGCCGCTGCAATTCTGCGCACGCCGGGGCAAAGTCCGGCGTAGTGCACTGAATCACGTCCACACCCGCTACCAGTGATCTATCAATACCGGCATACCGATAGCCAGCCGCGCGGAATGCCGCGCAGGATGCCCCGTCGAGCACTCCGACTTCGAGGACGTTGCCCCGCGGACAGTGCTTTCGCCATGCGTCATACCACCAGCCGTAATGATGCGACTGGGCTTTGTCGCTGCCAGTCGCCGTAAGTATATCGGACAGGTAGCGATTCTGTGAATTCTCCCGCCGAACCTGCTGCAGGTGCGGGCTCGTGTGTGTTGCGTAGTCTGCCGCTGCGACTCCGGTTGCCTCGCAAGCACGATGGATTGCGCGGAGGTTGACGGCAAAACGTGTTGCGTCAATCCTGCCCACCTGCTGCTGCCGATATCGCCTGAGCGTCGTTGTCGCCGCGTCTGCGTGCCGCACCCATATCCAGCCTGGTGAATGGCTGACAGCTCGTGACGGCCAGCGACTCGGTATCTCCCAGTGAGGCTCAGCGTGTGGGTCTTCGTTGCCGTCGGTTGAGAGCGTGGGGAACTGATTGCCTCTGTGCGTCAATAAAAAAATCTGCTGCCGCCAAAACACGTACCCTGTTGGCCAGAGCAGGGCTTCCCGCTGCTGCCGAAAGGTTGCCTGTAGCACCTCGCAGAAGTCGCGAGCAATGACGTCATCATCATCCATTCGGGAAACGAGTTTCCAGCCCTCCGGCAACTCCCAATCTTCGTGGTATAGCCGCCAAGACGGCCGTTCAAGAAACCGCACCTCACAGCCCGTAGAGAGAAACGCTTCGCGCCTGGCTTCGCCGTGCACGTCCTCAGGATGAATTGCCACGTGCACCGTTGGCTTTTGTCTCTGTGATGCCAGCGCGACAACTGAAGTGTGCCGCGTTATCTCAAGCCGCCTTGCTGACAGTTCTGCCCGATCTGGCGGATACGCGGATTGAATGATCATAATATGTTTCATCACTTGCCCTGCGCCTCCACTACTGCCCGGTGTGTGTGCCGCGGTCTGCGCTTCACAGGTCGCCGCTGGTTGCCTCTGGTCACTCGCCGAAACTCCGGCCGATAACCACTCATGATTGTCTCCCCGCTCGCTGGTTGCGGCAAGCGGCTTTCCAGAAACTGCCGCATCGCTGGCGTCCAGCACTGGGCAAGGTGATTCATCACTGACGCCCCGGCGGTTGCTCGCTCTATGTCGTGCGGGTTGCGAGCGTCGCTCAGTCGGGCGAAAAACGGCCGCGTGCCCCAAGGCTTTGTCCTGTATTCGTTGCCATAAAGAACCTCCCAAAGCATTGTGTTTTGCTTCAATTGGTACACGTCGAACAGGTCGCGCAGTTTCTGTTTTTCGACGGTATGTGGCAGATGTGTCGCGAAGTCGTATTGCGTTTTTCCGCGGCCTGCCAGCGCTCGCATTGTGTTTGTCTTCCGACGCTGCCATGAGTTGCCCCGAGACTCATGCCACCGCCAGGCTCGCGGGGTGTCAATGTCGTCCCATGTCACGGGCTTCAGCAAATACACGTCGTCCATCATCCAAACGAATTCACTGTCGATCTGCGGATGAGTTGCCATCGTCCACATTTTATTCAGCATGTCGCGGTAAGGACGGTTTGCGTTGTCTGGCCCAACGCGAGGACAGGGTATCGCGTGGCCACGAAACCACTCCGGGCGGTCCCCAACGATCGTGATTTTCGCCGTGCCGCGGTAGTTGGCTTCGACGCTTCGAATCGAGAACCGCAGTTCATCGCCATTTGCGCCGCCAGCCCAGTAGGGCCAGACGAATTGGGTGGCTCCATCGCGGGCCTTGAATGTGCCGCAGCCGCCACAGGATCGAGGCTGTGGCGTGTACTCGCCGCGGTGGTATTTGACCACCTGCAGGCGTTCGGTTTGCGCGAAGAAATCCGGCTCTCTGCGAAAGGGGCAAATCTCGCAAATCGCTAAAGATACACTGCCGCTGTGGCAAAGGTCTCTGCGATTATGGCATACGCAGTTTTCGCCCGTTGTCTGCCCGCGATACACGCAGCCTTTCATAGCGACACCGGCGTTAGTGTGACCGTGTCGGGAATGCCCGGATCTTCTCCACTGAACGGATTGCTCCAACACGGGCCAATACCGTAATCGCGGGAGTTTGACGCGGACCACATTTTAACTAACGGTGCCCCAAAAATCTTGTGCGGCACCTTCACGACATCCAGAGTCATCGAGCCAAGGCAATTGTAGGGCGGAGTTCTCTGCGCTATCGGCAAAACATACTCCACCCAGGTGAACTGGTTTAGACGGAACTCGTAATAGACGCGCAGTTTCAGATTAGTAGCCACCCCGCCGGAGGGTATGCACGTTAAAGTATTGCCCATGTACAATACAACCCGCGACGCATAAAACGGCGGCGCTGATGGTGTCAGCACGCACGCAGGCTGCCCATTAATTGTTGCCCCGCGACCGGATTGCTCATTGCTGCCCCAAATACAACAATCACTTGTGTACGGTGGCAGATTCAGTCTGCGATACAACCGAAAGGACGATTGCCCCGAATATAAACCGCAACACGGAAAAATGCCGCCCTGCGTGGTGCCGCCATATGCCCATGTGCACTGATAAACAGTCGGGCCAACCCCCGCAACGCAAGACAGGCAGCCGCTGCTTTCGATAACAGGCGGATTGCTTCCTGAGCCGCTCGCTATCGCAGACGGTGGCTCTGACTGGCTTGGTGTGTCGTTACTGTCCCCTGTGCATTGACAGCCGCAACCTAATAACATGCTGTCACCTCACGGAGGGGATGGACCGCCAGGCGGTTGATTTTCCAGCAGACTGTCGACTGCACTGCCGCCGGGAATTGATTCACTTTGCGGGCTGCAGTCCGCTTTGTAGGGCTGCCACTCCCCGTCAATCCACTCGATGCCAATCAGCGCTCCGGCGTCAATGCTGATGTTTTCAAATCGGTTGGTGACGGTCTCCTCCTGCGTCGTCAATTCGTAGTTGCCCGCTGTGTTTTTACGGGCAATGCGAACAACTGCCGTTGATGGATCACTTTTCCAATCGACAGCCGCGTAAAGGTCAGACTGCAACACACCGAGCATATTTAGCGGCTGCTGCGTGCCTGGGCCACGTCGCCGGTCCAATATGCTCACCACGGCATTCACAAGGCTGTTTAACGCTGCAGCAGTCAACCGCTGCCCGCGCTCAAACGCCTGCGGTCTGCGGTCGCCCTGTGTCATGTGCTGGCACTCCACAGGTTGTTAAACTCAAAGAGCTGGAACAGCGGGGCAAAAGTATCGTAAGCCTTGATTTTGTCGTAGTCGCCCGTGTCTGGTCGCAATTGATGATTCCACCCGTAGATGTCGGCTGTCGCTGGTGCCGCACCTCCCTTGCCCGTGGTTGTGAGTGCCTTCTGGGCCTTCTCTACGAATCGTAGCGTAAGCTTTCGTGTTGAAAACACGCCGTCAAACGAAAGAGAAACCTCATCATCAAAACCATCAAACAGCAGCGTCTCCGGCTGAAATACCTGTGGGCTTCCCGGCAGTCGGCACGCAGTTTGATTCACGCAGCCTTTCATGTTAGACAGCGTAATCCACGGCACAATTTTCACCTGATGCCACGTCACCGTGTGTTGCGTCGCGGAATCTGGAATCACCGCCGCAATGTCCGCCGGAAGTGCTTTGGAGTCACTTTCCCAAATCAGCGCCCGAGCAACAACACTGCGAAACTCCACATTACTTGTCTGGCTGTAGGTCGCCCACGTTCCAGCCGGAAGCGGTGAAGGCTCACCCGGATCATTCTGCTGCTGCTGGTCAGTCTGCAGTGGACTGTAGGTAATCGTGATCCGCGCGAGCGATCCCGTGTGTTCCAGCTGCTGCGTGTTAGGATCTGTGATCGTCGCGGCTGCTGGCTTGTTTACCAGCCGGTTAATGCGGAACTTATCCGCCAGCACCCCAGGCCAGTAGCTGGAGTAAGACGCCGGAAGGCCGAACGGGCCGGATGTGTAGTGAGCCGCGATGAACTGCCAGCGGTCTTCCCACGCAGTCAGGAAGATTCGCGTAAAATCGAATTCGCCCGCACGACTGCCAGACTCTTCCGGGCTGTCCTCGTGCTCCTGAAATGCTGGATACGTCATCCGAGTACCCCCAGTGTGGCGAGCCCGCCGATTCCGTTGTTGATTTGCTCAAGCCGCGCCACTGCCTCAGTTTGCTGCTGCAACTGGTTCTGTGCGATTTCGGCCAGCTTGTCCTGCTGCTGTAGTCTGTCCTGCAGTCGCTGAAATGTCTGCAGTGCTCCGGCGCGTTCCACTCGCTGCTGTTCAGCCTGCGCAGCCGTTGCCCCGCCCAATTGCTCGAAGGCGGTCATGTCCCCGCCTTGTGTTGGCGGCGCGGCGCCACGATTCCTTTCCGCTCCAGTTTGTGGCCCTCTTGCCGCGGCCCTATTGGCTTCAATGCGCTGCTGACGCACAAGGGCCAGTTCCGCTTTCACCTGGTCCAATACGCCGCCAGACATCGCCGCCGAAAACTCCATTTCGGGCAGCGCCTGAAACGCCGCTACGCCCTGCAATTCCTGCAAAATGACATCGGGTCGCAGGTTGTTCGCAATAGCCTTTCCAGCATTCATGCTGTACTCAACCAACTCGCCGAGCCACGTCTGAACGTCCGCGAAAAACAGCCGAAACTGATCTGGTAGACTGGCCCCAATAACCGCCACGGCCACGCCAAAATCGGCAAGGTTGTTTTGCATCTCAGTAAAGAATCGCTTGCTTGTGGTTAGCCATTGCTCTGTGCGAGTCTTAACGTCGGTGACACCTTCTGCCGTGCTGTTGAGAAACTCCAAGAACCGATTGATTTCAGGCAGCAACGCGCTTCCGAATGCGATAGCCACCTGCTCAACATTCGTCTGGAATTTTGCAAACTGCCCGGCCGTCGTTTGTGACATGCGATCATTCATTCCCGCCAGTCGCCCGGTGCCAGTGGTCAGCCCCTCTAAGGCTGCCCGCACCATCTCGTAACTGATCTTCCCATCCTCCATGTCTTTTTTAAGGTCTGACATGCTGCGGCCAGTCATCTTACTGATTTCAAACAACGGGCTAAAGCCGCTGTTGATGAGCTGATTCGCCTCCTGCCCCATCAGTCGCCCAGCCGCCTGAACCTGTGCCATGCCACGGGCCAACAGCATCAATTGCTCTGTGTCGCCCTGTGCCACTTCCGTGAGATTGGTGAGCACTCCAAACGCCTCGCCGCCCGCCATGCCGAAGTTCATCATCAGTTTTTGAGCTTGCGCAAGATCCTGCGTTCCAAAGACGGTTTTCTTGTCCAGTTTGCGAATATCGTCCAGCATTTTCCGGGCTGATTCGCCGCTACCCGTCAGCACCTCAAATGATATCGCCGTCTTCTCCGCCTCTGCCGTCAGGCTTAGCATTTTCGTCACGCCTGCAGCCACCCCAACAGTCGCCAGAATGCCGCCCACGCCGCTGAATGCCGAGCGAATGCCTCCCAGTGCACCGCCTGCGCGTTTTGCTGCGGACACGATGCCGTCCATTGCTCCGGCGGCTTTTTTGGCCTCCGTGTTCACCTGCTGCATCCCGTCAGCAGAGAACAGCACCTGTGCTTCCTGGACTGTGATTGCCATTTATCGCACGTCCTGCTTTTGCCAGATGTCCTCTGGCGCCCAAAACCCGGCGTAAATCAGTGCCTGATACATGGTCAGCTTGCCAACCTGCTCAGGCGTCCAATGGTACTTTTCGGCCATGCCACGGAACAGCCCGGCCCATGGAATTGTTCTGCGGGAAGGAAACTGCGCGCCGGGTGGCCCCGGCGCCTTCAGTTTCCCAAGCGGTCCTTTTCTTCGACGTGGTGAATCGCCCGGACAAGATCCGCAGCGTTGCCGTACCACGCGATAAAATCGCATCCGAGCTGAATCCCCTTTGCGGCCGGAAGGCCAGGCGGAAACTCGTCTGGATGGTTCACTGACAACGCCCGCCACAGGCTGTAGGCAAGCCCGCGGAATGATCGATCGAAGCGGTCTTCGTCTTCCATCGTCGCGATCAGCGGACGCGCCGCAATGTCTGCCGCGATCCGCATAGCCTGCTGCCTGATTGCAGAATCTGAGATTGCCTCAATCCCTGCATACGGGCTGCCAACTTTTGCCAAGATGGCTTCTTCCTTGGCTGCGTAGTCGTCGAGGATTCGGACGGCGAGCCTGTAGGTTCGGCCGTCTTTGGTGAGTTCTACGGCACGTCTGCCGCAGAGATTAAAAATGCCGTCCGCCATCGGTCCTTGCTCCTGTTATGCAATGATATCAAATGCGTTGCCCGACTTACTGGGCGCACCCTGTCCGTCAAAGGCGTAGTCGATTGCCACCGGGTCGCCTGAATCGGCGTCCAGCGTGATCGGCCCCACCTCTGTGATTACGATTGTGCCGCTGATGTAGTCGTCAGAATCGGCATGAAACTGTGCGGCCACCTCGTCACCACGGGCCAGCGGTTGCCCGCCGCCGTCGTGTAGCATAATGGTCATCTTGCCAGACCACTCGCCCACACCAATAGTGGTCTTCCGCCAGCCTGCTGTTGAGTTGCTGGCGTACTTTCCTGACGCGCCGCCGATGGTCAACTCCCAGCTCCCGACGTGGTCAAGCGCCGCTGCTGGGCTGCCCGTCTTGAGGGTCATAGACTTGCCAGTAAACGGTGTTCCTGCGGGCATTGTTTAAGCTCCTTATGCTTTCGCAACTGCGGATTGAATGATGCCGATTTTTAGCACCGTGGTGCTGGTCCCAATTCCGAGCACGGTGACGAAATCACCAGCCCCCATGTCTGCCACAGGCGCGATGCCTCCGGCCGTTGTACTCACTACATACACCTGACCAGCCGTCAGAGCTGCGTTAAAGGTCAGGGTGCCCCCGGTGGCGTACTGCAGTGGCTGGCCACTTGCGGCGCCGTGCAAGGCAATGCCGACGGCCTTTGATGTTGCCAGTACGTCCGCATCTGCCAACTTCAGTTTGCCGCTGTCAGTGGCGTCTGCATAGACCGGCTGGCCTGCTGTGATCGTGGCCCCGGCGATGCCCAACGCCCAAAGTGTCGAGGTTGTTTTTTGTATGCTCGCAGCGGTCACGCTGATGTCTGCCATTAGACTGCCCCCTGATGCCACATATCAAATCGAACCGCGGTTTCCCAGACGCCCGTGGCCTCATCCTGTGTGGTCGTGATTGCTCCGGATGGCTTGCAGCAGGTGATACTGTTGGCCGTGCCTGTGTAGCTCTGATTTGCCCACTGAGCCACGATCTCCGCCGCAATCTGCTTACTGACGTCGTAGTCGATTGAGAGAACCGACAGAGTCACCAGTGACCGCCAGCCCTGCGCGGAATTCGTCCGCCATGCTGGTTCTGTGCTAACGTCGAAAATAACAGTCTCATCGAAATAGCCGTCTTCGTCGTCGTCGCGGTCTTCGCCCTCTTCGCGTGCGTCGATTTCTGCCACCAGCCTATCCGGCGGAATTATTGCCGCGAGGCTGTCTGTCGCTGCCCACCATTCGCCGAGGACTCTGTCGATTCCGGTGCTGCTCATTATCGCACCGTCGCTTTCTTCTTGCCGCCGGTGCTCTTCAGTGTCTGCCTCAGTGATGAACCGACAGCCTGGCCGAACAAGTGCAAATTATCCTCCACAGCAGGCTTCAAAAATGGTCGCTGCTTGCCGTCCTTTCTGAACTCCCACATTGCCATGTAAGGAGCCTGTTTTTTATCAACAAACGTCCGGGCCTCGATCTTTCGGCCCTTTGCCCGCAACTCCGCAGATATGCTCTGGCGGCCCTTCCCTGTGCGCATGCGCGGAGGCTCACCAGGAAGACTTGCCCCGCTGCGGTCAGATGCTGGCCGGATTGTTGCTGCCGACAGGTCTGCCTCTGCAGTCAAGGCCAATTTGCCGTACTGCCTTTGCTCCGCTCGCAGTGCCTTATTGGCTGCACGCTGCCGCTGTACTTTATCGCGCTGCCGCCGTCGATATTCGCGCCGCAGCCCAACAATCGCCTTGCTGGTGCGTTTGCGAGCCTGTCGCACTGCCTTCACTGTTTGCCGTCGGAGTTTGCCGGACTTTTTGAGCAGTCGCCGCGATTGCTTAATGCTGGCTTTCAGGCTTCGCTTTGTCTGTCGCGTCACCCGCTTGCTGGTTCGCTTTGCAGTTCTTGCAAGGCTATTGGACTGCAGGAAACGCTCAGCGCGACGAACACGCTTGCGAACTTGTTTGCGCACCGACTTCACCTTGCGAGCGACGGCCTTGTTAGCCCTTGCCCGCAGTTTGGCGAATTGTGATTTTCGGCGCCTCTTTGCCACGTCTCAATCCTGTGTGTTTTCCATTGCGTCACGTGCTCGCTGTCGTCTTCGCCTTTGCATCTCTGCCCGTCGCTCACGACTGCGTGCGGCCTTTGCGGCTGCTGATGGCGTTTGCTGCTGCGGCTTCATTGCCTCGCGTCGCTCCCGTTCCTCAGCTCGCCGCTTTCGCTGTTTCGCGTTCTTTCGATCGCGCTCTTCCTTTGTCAACTGATAACGCTTGCTCACTAACTGCCGCGCCACGCCCTTACAGAGCGTTGCGGCATGCTGCAAAGCTTTCCCTGTTGCGGTCTCCAGACTCCGCATCAGTTCTGGCCTGCGGTCTACTTTCTTTTTTACTTTGACGCTCACGTGTCGGATCGCCTGCAAATCAGATAGGGCAAGTCGATTCGGCTGAACTGGTTCTCGAGTCTCTCAATCCGAAACGCCTTGCCAGCAGCATCCACGACAGTATCCACCGCAGAGATGTCGAGCAGGCTTTCGATCAGACAGTAAAACTCGGTTTCCATGCCGCGCCGCTTGCCGTCTTCCGTCACCTGCATATCTGCCGACGATGTGAACCACTTCGCCCGAATGCTTCCGGCCTCTGTGGTGATTGCCGACTGCTTTGCCTTCGCTTGCGTCGTGTAATGCCGCCGCCTGCGGATCGTAATGAATTCAGTCAGTTGCTG